GAGCTTTTCTTTATCGGATGCTATAGTAGACATAGATAATGTAAATGTATATGTTAGCGGTGTATATCAATACCCATCTAATTATACAGTAAGCGGTAATACAGTTACTTTTAATCCTAGCTCAATACCAGCGTCAGGAACTAATAACGTTCATATAAGACATAATGTAACAGCTACAACTTTAACAGAGGGTGCTGCTTTTAGCACATCTGGAAGTTTAGTTGGCGATGGCTCAACAACAACCTTTGCTTTAGGTGGATCACCAAGATCATCAGATCACACAATGGTTTTCTTGGAAGGTGTATACCAGGAAAAAGAAAATTATTCTATCGCAGGTTCTAATATTACTTTTACTACAGCACCTCCAAATGGATATAGTGTTGAAGTAAAATATGTTACTGGTGTTTTAGATTTAACAAATGTAGGCGAAGTTATTTTAGATGAGCTTACGGGTGATGGTACAGCTTCTTATGCTTTATCTGCTACTCCACAATCTGAAAATTATACAAACGTATACATAGAAGGTGTATATCAAGAAAAAGGAACTTATAGTGTTTCTGGAGCTAATATAACATTTAGTTCTAATGTACCTACTGGTTATAGCATTGAAGTTAGTACTATGCGTACTATTGCCTCTAGCAGTGTTACACAAACAACATTTGTTACAGATACATTTACAGCTAACGGAAGTACAAATAACTTTACCTTAGTCAATGGTTCGCCAAGTAGTAAGTCTCTTACTATGGTGTTTATTCAAGGTGTATACCAGGCTAAATCAAATTATAATTTAGTTTCTGGTGAAATACAATTTACAGCTGGAACACCTAGTATTAATGATATTATAGAGGTTATTTCCATAAGTGCTATTAATATGGCAGGTTCTCCAGTAACAAGTGTTAATGGTGAAGTTGGGGCTGTAACGGTTGCTTCTAAACATAACGTTTCTGTAATAAATGCAAGTGCAACAGCGGTTGCTAATACTTTATATGTTTTAACAGCTAATCTTAATTTAACGTTGCCAGCATCTCCAGCAATGGGTGATAGCATAAAAATATCAAATAGATCGGGTGTTGCAACTTGTCAGCTACTTAGAAATGGAAATAATATATTAGGTGCTGCAACAGATTTAACTTTAGATACAGCTTCAGCTAGTTTTGAATTAGTATACACTGACGCAACTAATGGCTGGATAATAATAGGACAATAATATGGGAAATTTAACAGATCACTTTTCAGGAGGTGGCGGTGGAAGTAATGTTCTAGAATATATAGAATATATGGCTGATGGTAGAACCATCACAACAACCAAAGGAGATGTTACAGTTCAAAGCGTAACTAATTATACGGATATGACTACCTCTTACCAAGATTTAACAGGGAGTGTAATTGAATATCAACCACCCGATGACACAAAATATGTACATTTTCAAGTTGAGTTTAAAACGCTTTACAAAGATGGTAATAATATTGGACATTTTTATGCATATATTGATGATTCGTATGGCACCGCTACAAAATACAATGAAAGCAGAGCTACTTTTTACGGCGCAAATCGCTATGACAGTTGGCAAATAATAAAATGTACGTATACTGTTGGTGAGGCTACCGAAGATATACCAAACGGAAAAATTGCAACTTGGGATAGTCCTAGAACAATGAAGTGGATGTGTAGAGAGTACAGCGCTTCTTATGAGTGGTATCTAAACAGAGTATACCATCTTGACGGATCAGGCTCTTATGATTATTCTAAGCCTATTGTAACAATAATAGCAACAAAATAATGGCAAACACATATACAAATAAAATTATTTCTTTAAAAAAAGAAAATGGAGTTTACCTTAATATGATTAAGAGCTTTGTAATTGAAGTAACAGTATCTGATGGGTCAAACCAAATTTCTGAAGAGTATAAAATTAATTTGCCAGATCCAGAAATGGATTTTACTGAATATCAAGATTTACAAGAATCAGATTTAATATCTTGGTATGAAAATGATATTATTCAAAAAGAATTCGTAACCATAGATATTGATAAAAAACTTCAAGAACATATACAAGATACAGTCGAATCAAACTTTCCTTGGTTATGATAGGTGTTACGCAATTGCTATCAACAGGACAAATAGCTTCTAATGCACCAGATGGAAGTGCGAGCGATCCGTTTACTGATTTTGCTCAAATAGCGGCATCAGGCTTATCGGATGGTAGGTACTATTTAAATGATGGTACTAGAACTAGGGAACATTATATATCTATAGATGGTACAGCCGCGGGCCAATCAACAGGCGGCTGGGCTAGAATAGATTCTACGTCTATGGGTTCTAATTATAGTGGCCAAGAATGTTATAGTGGAACAGGAACCATAGATTCTAATGGGTTAATGAAAGTTAGGGCTGTTTCTAACGGAGGGCTAGGATCATCATCTCATGGAGGCTGTGGCGTAGGATATAACAACACATATTTTAAAGCTCGCAAAATTTGTTTTTCTGACGTTAATGGAACAGGCGGCTCGTATAATTACTCTTTTTTTTATTTTTATTTTTCACCAACCACATTAAGAAGCGATTGGTATGGTAATCAAAGTGGTAATGGTGGTTATCATTATCCCGGCGCTTACGCTTTTCCAACAAACGGAGAAACTCTTGTATCACATATGTCAAATTCCACTAGTTACTCTTACCCTAATTCAAATGTTACTAGTTTAGCACAATCAGTTCAGTACGCTCATAATGGAAATAACCATTCTAGAATTGGGACGGGGTATATTTATGATTTTTTCACAACACAAGATATGATATTTCACCTTGGTCAGAGTAGCTACCCAGGAACTAACTCACAATTTAGCTGTAAAATGTGGTTTAAATTTTAAAATATGGCATTAACAAAAATAACATCAGGCGTTATTCATGATGAATTTCAGTCTACTCATAATATAAATGGGTCCACATCACCACAGACGATTGATTGGAATGCATCTCAAGTATTTAGAGTTACACCTAATACTCCAATAACATTAAACTTTACTGACTTTAAAATTGGTATGGTTAAAATAATTGTAGCAACAGGAGATGGTGTAGCGGCTAATGTTTTAACATTTCCATCTGAGGCTATTTTATTAGGGGGTGAAATGGATACAACTTCAGGAACAAAAAACTTTATACAAATAGTATGTACAGACGATGATGGTACGCCAGAGTTCTTTTATACTATATCACAACAAGCAACATAATTATGGCTAGAACAAAAGTAAAAAGCGAATTATTAGCAGATGAATTCTTTTCGTCTAGTGTAATTACAACTAACGTTGACTGGACAGCTTCATCTGTATTTACAAAAACATGTACTGCTGATACTACGCTTACGTTTTCTAATGTAAAAACCGGTATGGTAAAAACATTGGTTATCGATGGTAATTACGCATTAACATGGCCAGCTGGCGTTAAATGGTTAAATGGAACATATAGCGGAACAGCTACAAAAAATATTATTCAGTTATTATCAACAAATAATGATACTGAAATATTTGGAACAATATCAAATTACACTGCATAATGAAAGCACGTTTAGAAAGTGGAAAGGTTGTAAAGTACAATACTATTCCAAATATATTGTCTAACAGCAATAAAAGCATTACAAACGCAAATGTAGCTTCTGATGAAGTTTTAGAAGAGTTTGGTTTTTATAATATTGTTGTTCCAGAGTATGATATAGAAACACAAGCAATAAATAATTTACACTTTAGTCCTACAGGCAATTACTTTACGTATGATGTTGTAGAAAAAGAAACAGAATAATATGGCTATTAACGAACGTCTAGTACATACCGCATCAGCAGGAGGGGGCACAGGCACGGGTAATCAAGAAGAAGGGTTGGTGCTTCACTTAGATGCTAATGATGTTGACTCTTATGATGGAGATGGAGATGTTTGGTATGATGTACATAATCATGAATATGCCCCTGCCACAAACGTTTCAGAGCATTTTAATGCTGTCTTATATACAGGAACAAGTGCAATAAACGCAATAACTGGAGTTGGATTTGAACCTGATTTAGTTTGGCTGAAACAACGCAGTAATGCACAGAACCACGCACTTTTTGATACCGTAAGGGGGGCAAATAATTTCATAATGTCTAACAGTGCTAGTGTTAAAAACACTCGCACCACAGATACTTTATCCTCCTTTGATGATGACGGATTTACTTTAACAGCTTATAGTAGTGATGCTTTTATAAATTATACAGGCAGAACTATGGTTGCTTGGTGTTTTAAAGCAGGTGGTGCAGCATCGTTAAACCAAGGAGGTGGTATAGATTCTCAAGTTAGTGTTAATAATGATTTAGGTTTTAGTATTGCTACATATACTGCTACAGGAGTTACTGCAACAGTAGGACACGGATTAGATTCAGCTCCAGAAATGATTATAGCAAAAACAACAAATCAGGCTTATAACTGGATGGTATATCACAAGGATTTAGGAGCTTCAAATTATCTGATACTTAATAGCAGAAATGCCCCTGCATCTAGTTCGGCTTTTATGAACAACACTAGTCCAACAAGTAGCGTATTTACGGCAGGTGCAGGACAAAATCTAAACTACGCAAATAATGACGAAATAATAACATACAATTTCACATCCAAAAGAGGAGTATCAAAAGTAAGTAGTTATATCGGAAACGGGACTACAGATAATAAAATATATACTGGATTTGAACCTGCTTTTTTTATGATTAAAAACACAAGCAGAGACAATACTGGGTGGCTCATAAAAGATAATGCCAGAGGTGAAAACTCAAAAACTTTATTAGCAAATAGTGATGCTGCGGAATACAATACAACGGCTTACTGGACTTGTGACTTTGAGAGAGATGGAGTTAGATTAACCTATGGAGCGGATAACGAATTTAACAGAAGCGGAGATACTTATATTTACTACGCTGTAGCTAAAAACACTAATGCAGGTTCTTTAACACCTAGCACAGATGGAGTAGAAGTTGAAACAGACTTAATATTTGACCCTACTCAAGTAAATTATTATGGTACTTATGCTTTTGAACAAGATAATACTGTATGGAAAGCTAATAGCAATAAGAGCAATGGTCAGAATGAAGGAGAAGTTTATGCAAACAACTACTTTGAAAGTGGCAATACAGGTAAATACTACTTTGAGATTAAATGCTTAGATTCAAGTGGTCACGGGGGTTTAGGTTTTACAGACCCAACTAAATACACTGGCGGTAATGGAGCAAGTCAAAGTTCATTTAGAAATGGACAACTTTGGGGGTTATCTTCAGGTGGGATTCAAACAGGAGGTTATGCAAGTTCTACTACATTTGCTAATTCAACAAACACCACTGGTGAGGTTACTGCAGTAGCTATTGACGTTGCAACAAGAAAGGTGTGGATGGGAAGAGTAGTGTCAGGGAGTATTACTTGGTACAATAGCGGAGACCCTTCAGGAGGCACTAACCCCTTATTAACATTACCATCAAACTACAATGTTTATCAACCTTTAGTTTTTGACGGAAGTTGGAGTGGTAGTTCTGCAAGATACGCATTTTGGAAAATACATAGAGAAGCAGAAGCGAGTTATTTGCCAACTGGATTTAGCTATATGAAAGGTGCTATAAAGAACGCTGACTTAGAGTTACATTTAGATGCAAGTACATATACTTCAGGTTCAACTTGGACTGATTCAAGCGGTAATGGAAACAACGGAACTATTACAGGCACTACATTTGACTCTGAATTAGGCAACTACTTAAACATAGCATCAGACAGTGACTATGTTGATGTTTCAACTGCTAATATGTTAGATTCAGATTTCACTATTGAAATGTGGTACAATATAAGTAGCACTAGTTCTTCTTACAAAATGTTGTTAGGCGGCTCTGGGTATCAATCCCAAACCGGCTTAGGACATTATATTTATGGGGACACTTTAAAAACCTGGGTTAGCATATCATCATCAACAACAAATGTTTTAACTAGCCCAAGCGCGCTTATTGCTAATACGTGGCATCATATTGTATTAAGAAGAGAGGGTTCAACATGGACTCAATATGTTGACGGAAATGAAGTTGGAACCGCAACCGGGACCACAACTTCCTTATCTTCGGCTAATTCAAGAATAGGAAGGCATTATAATTCAACAGGGCTATTTGCAGCGGGTAAGTCTGGTCAAGTGAGAATATACTCATCTGCCCTCACCCAAAACCAAATACGTCAAAACTTTAACTACACTAAGCCTAAATATCCTAATGTGTTTCATGGGGATATAACTGGTGCTACTTGGAACGCTTCAGGATACTTTGATTTTGATGGTAGTAATGATAATGTTGATATTACAGGAAATCCGCTTAGCGTTAATAACTTTACTTATTCAGCTTGGTTCAATGCTGACACTGTTTCTGTGGCTAATCAAAATATTATAACTTCTAATGCAGGTCACGTAAATTATGGGCTACAAGTAACAGGTACAGGATTATCAATGTACTCTTTAAATTCTACAGGGGGTGCGGAATATCTTGTATCAAGCACAGGATTATTATCTGCAGGTACTTGGTATCACGTGGCTTATGTAAAAAGTTCTAGTTCAGGTCATTCTTTATACTTAAATGGTGCTGTTGTAGCTAGTGATTCATCATTCACAGGTAATTGCGATGAGGGAACACTATCTGAAACTACAATAGGTTCAGCAAACAATAATATACAGTGGTTTAATGGTAAAATAAGTAAAGTAAAGGCTTATAGCAAAGTACTAACTCAATCAGAAATAACTGCTTTATATAACGAAGGTTACTAATGGCTAAGAAAAAATTTAAAGACACCAACGTTGGGAAATTCTTATTACAAAAGATTCCCAGCGTTGTTGGAGCCATTGCAGGTGATACGCCCGTAGGTTCTGTAATACAAGCTATAATCGGTGGTAGTGATATGTCGCCAGAAGATAAAGAAGTTGCTCTTAAAAAATTAGATATTGAAAGAGCAGAAATTGATGGAACAACAAGAAGATGGGTTGCAGACGCTCGGTCAGGAAGCTGGCTTGCCGCTAATGTACGACCATTAACGTTAGTGTTTTTAACATCATCATATGTTGCTGGTTGGTATATGGGTTATCCATTAGATGATATAACAGGACTATTAACAATAGTTATTGGGGGCTATTTCGGATCACGAGGAGTCGAGAAGGTGTTCGGAAATAATAAACATAAATGATAAATACAGATTTGAAAATATACGGTTTAAATATAACGGCATTATTTGCTAGTTCAGACATGGCACACAATGTTAACCCTACGCTGCAAACGCTTGTGTTAGTGCTTACAATAGTTTATACTTCAATCAATATATATAAAAAATTTAAATAATATGAAATTAAAATATTTTACAGACGAAGAAGATTTTAAAGGAAACATAGATAAAATGGACCCTAAGCTTTTAGGTATGCTAGATGCTCTTAGAAAAACCTATGGTTTTCCTATAACTATAAATTCTTCTTATAGATCACCAGATCATCCAATTGAAGCTAAAAAAGATAAACCTGGAGAGCATGCTCACGGCGCGGCTGTAGATATTAAATGTGTTGGAGGAGAAGCTACATACTTATTAGTTGCTGCTGCAATAAAATGCGGTTTTAAAAGAATAGGTATATCAAGAAAAAGTAATTTTGTACACGTAGGTATAGGTTATCCTGGAGCACCAAGCACAACTATTTGGACATACTAAAATAAATTCAATGAAATTAATTAGAAAGATAAGCATTGGTCAAGATTACAAAAACGAGGCAATGCATTACTCTGTAGGTCAAGAAGTTTACGGAGGTCACAAAATATGTGACATATTAGAAGAAGAGGGAAATTACAAGATATATATTCAAAAAGACGGGGCGCAGTTACCTTGGAAACATTTTAATGCTAACATGGCTGTATCAATAGAATATAACTTAGACTACTAAATGAAATCACTATACAATTATATTATATCAACAACCAATCGATACGATAATAAAGTGTCTATCGATAACAAAGAACTTATATTAAACACAGAGGTTACTGAACGTGATTATATGTTTGTTAACAGAATTGGAACTGTAGTTAATGTTCCTATTAATATAACTACCCCTATAAAACCAGGAGATGATGTTATTATACATCATAATGTGTTTAGAAGATGGTTTGATGTGAGAGGAGTTGAAAGAAACTCGGGTAGCTATATAGACGAAGATAAATATATAGTCGCACCAGATCAACTGTTTGCTTATAAACAAAATAGTAAGTGGCACTGCCCAAATATGTACTGTTTTGTAGAACCTTTAGAAAACGAAGACATATGGAGCACCGAGAGTGAACAAAAACTATTAGGAAAGCTTACATATACAAACGACTATTTGGAGTCCTTAGGATTGTCTTATGGCGATATAGTAGGGTTTACTCCAGATTCAGAATACGAATTTAACATAGATGATAAAAAATTATATAGAATTTTATCAACAGACATAACTATCAACTATGGACATAAAAAAGAAACGAGAACTTATTCTTAAAGCTACAGAAAATTCAATAAACGAATTAATAAAAGTTATGAATAAGAAAATGGATCCAGATGAATTAGATCCTGAAAAAGTTAAAATATCTGCTTCTGCATATAGATTAGCAATGGAAGACGCTATCACAATGTTAGATAGAGTTGAAGAGTTGTCTAATATAAAAGAAGAAGGAGAAAAAGAGAAAAGAGAATTTTTTGGTGTGGAGGGCCGCACTAATGTATAAGCAAATGCTATACACAACGACTACAGATCATTTAGATCTTAAGCACGTTAAGAAAACCAATAAAGCTAAGGCTTTTAAATATGGTTATAACGAAGATATTGATTGTGTTGTTATAAGTAAAACCGGTGTTATAGGTGAAATATATGAAGTTCAAGGATTACGAATTGCATTACCTCAAACACCAGATAAAATTGCTGGGCAAGAATTAAATAAAGAAGAACAAGTGTTTATAAAGACACCAAGACCATCTTCATTAAATAAAATTAAAACAATATATGATTTCAAAATACTTCCAGACGATTTTAAAGAGCAGTACTACGATTATATCGATAATGAGTTTAGTCGTAGGTCTGATGGCTATTGGTTCATGTGCAACAAAATCCCGTGTTACATTACGGGCTCACACTATGTCTACCTCAATTGGACAAAAATTGATGTGGGATCACCGGACTTTAGGCAGGCAAACAAGATATTCTACTATTTCTGGGAAGCGTGCAAAGCTGATTCAAGAAGTTATGGAATGTGCTACCTCAAGAACAGACGGTCTGGTTTTTCCTTTATGGGAAGCTCAGAGGTTGTTAATCAAGCTACAGTATCAAGGGATTCCAGATTCGGAATTTTATCTAAATCTGGATCAGATGCAAAGAAGATGTTCACAGATAAAGTTGTACCAATATCAGCAAATTATCCGTTTTTCTTTAAACCAATACAGGACGGAATGGAACGTCCCAAAACAGAATTATCATACAAGACCCCATCAAGAAGGCTCACCAGGAGTACCATTAACGAAGCCTCAACCGAAACCCAAAAAGGATTGGACACAACGATCGATTGGAAAAATACAGGGGACAACTCGTACGATGGGGAGAAACTCAGATTACTTGTTCATGACGAATCGGGAAAATGGGAGAAGCCGGACAACATACTCAACAACTGGAGGGTCACAAAAACGTGCCTCAGGCTTGGAGCAAAAGTAGTTGGTAAATGTATGATGGGTTCTACATCAAATGCTTTAGATAAAGGCGGTGAGAATTTTAAAAAATTATACTATGACTCAAACGTTACGAAGCGAAATCGCAATGGGCAGACTGCTAGTGGATTATACGCTTTGTTCATACCTATGGAATGGAACTACGAAGGATTCATTGATAAATATGGATACCCTGTATTTGATACTCCAAAAGCTCCAGTCGAAGGAGTCGATGGCGAGCTTATCAGTTACGGAGTTATCGAGCATTGGGAGAATGAAGCAGATGGGCTTAAAGGAAACAATGATGGGCTTAATGAGTTCTACAGACAGTTTCCTAGATATGAGAAACATGCCTTTAGAGATGAAATAGAAAAGTCTTTATTTAATTTAAATAAAATATACGAACAAATAGATTTCAACGAAGAAATGGTTATGCAGGGTTATGTAACCCGAGGATCATTTAGCTGGAAGAACGGAGTGAAAGATTCTGAAGTAGAGTTTCACCCAAATAAAACTGGAAGATTTAAATTATCTTGGATACCTCCAGTTAGTATGCAAAACAATATAATTGTTAAGAACGGTATAAAATATCCTGGTAATAAAGACATGGGAGCTTTTGGTTGCGATAGTTATGATATATCTGGAACAACCGACGGTAGTGGTTCAAATGGAGCATTGCATGGATTAACTACATTTAATATGTTATCTGAAGTGCCATCTAGTCAATTCTTTTTAGAATACGTAGCTAGGCCCCAAACTGCTGAAATATTTTTTGAAGACGTTCTTATGGCAATGATATTTTACGGAATGCCAATACTAGCGGAAAACAATAAACCTAGACTATTATATCATATTAAAAGAAGAGGCTATAGAGGTTATTCAATGAATAGGCCTGATAAGTCTAGAAATAAGCTTTCTGTAACAGAAAAAGAATTGGGTGGTATACCTAACTCTTCAGAAGATATAAGACAAGCTCATGCAGCTGCCATTGAAAGTTATATTGAAAACCACGTGGGCATCAAAGAAGATGGCACTTGTGGTAGAATGTATTTTCAAAGAACGCTTGAAGACTGGTCGAAGTTTGATATTAATAAAAGAACTAAGTTTGATGCATCTATAAGTTCTGGACTAGCTATTATGGCTTGTCAAAGACATTTATACGCATCTAAAAGTACACGCGAGATTAAAAAAATAGATTTTGGGTTTTCGAAATACAACAACGCAGGATCAAATAGTAAAATAATACAATAGAAAATGGCAGAAGCTACAGGACAAGTTACCCAATTTCCCAGCCAATCGGTTGACGATGCTACCAAAAATAGCAAATCATACGGAATGGAAGTGGCGCGAGGTATCCAAAACGAATGGTTTAGAAAAAACTCTGGATCGGGTAGGTTCACTCAGAATCAACGTGATTTTCACAAATTAAGATTGTATGCTAGAGGCGAGCAATCAACTCAAAAATACAAGGATGAATTTTCAATTAATGGGGATTTATCATATCTTAATTTAGATTGGAAACCAGTTCCAATTATACCTAAGTTTGTGGATATAGTTGTTAATGGAATGCAAGATAGATTATTTAAAATAAAAGCTTTTGCACAAGACCCTACCTCCACTAAAGAAAGAACAAGTTTTGTAGAAGCAATGCTTGAAGACATGAATACTCAAGATCTAATTGAACAAATAGACGAAAAGCTTGGTGTTAATGTTAGGAATTTTAAGAAAAGCGATTTACCTAGTAACACAGAAGAGTTAGAACTTCATATGCAAATAGGGTATAAGCAGTCTATTGAAATTGCTCATGAGCAGGCTATTGATAATGTTTTTAAGCATAATAATTATCCTGAGCTTAAAAAGAGATTAGATTACGATCAAACTGTTTTAGGAATAGCAGCAGCTAAACATTCTTTTAATAATACAGATGGTATAAAATTAGATTATGTTGATCCAGCTAATTTAGTTTATTCTTACACAGATGACCCTAATTTTGAAGATGTTTATTATTTTGGAGAAGTTAAACAAATTAAAAGTAATGAACTTAAAAAACAATTCCCAGGATTATCTGAAGAAGACTTTGAAGATGCGGTAAAAAAATCAAGTAATTATAATAATTATGATTACACTACTAATGATAGTGCTGATAGTTCAGATTCCAATACATTAACTGTACTATATTTTAACTGGAAGACTTGGGAAAAAAGTGTTTATAAAATAAAAGAAACATCTACTGGAGCTAAAAAAGCTATTAAAAAAGATGATACATTTGATCCGCCAAAAGATCAAAGAGCTAGATTTGAAAAAGTTGCTCAATCTCGAGAAGTGGTTTATGAAGGAGTTATGGTCCTTGGTGCTAACAAGCTGTTAAAATGGGAAAAAGCGTCTAATATGGTTCGTCCAGATTCTAACTTTAATAAAGTTATGATGAACTATTCAGTAAGCGCCCCTAGGTTGTATAAAGGTAAGATAGAAAGCTTAGTTAGTAGAATGGTAACCTACGCTGATTTAATACAGCTTACACATTTAAAGTTACAACAAACAATTCAAAGAATGACACCATCTGGTGTTTATTTAGACGCTGATGGTTTAGCTGAGATTGATTTAGGTAATGGCACCAACTATAACCCGCAGGAAGCACTTAATATGTATTTCCAAACAGGTTCTGTTATAGGTAGATCTATGACCGTAGATGGTGATATGAACCCCGGAAAAGTTCCTATTCAAGAATTACCTGGTGGCGGTGGTCAACAGACACAATTGTTAATACAAGCATATAATTATTATTTACAAATGATGCGTGATGTTACAGGCCTTAATGAGGCTCGGGATGGAAGTGATCCAGACCCATACGCATTAGTAGGTGTTCAAAAATTAGCGGCAGCTAATTCTAATACAGCAACAAGACATATATTACATAGTTCTTTATATATAACCACTCAGCTAGCAGAGGCTATTTCAATAAGAATAAAAGATGTTTTAGAGTTTCACCCACAAAGAGATGCTATGATAGGTAGTATCGGTAGGTTTAGTGTAGGTGCGTTAAAAGAAATTAGTAGGCTGTATATGCATGAGTTTGGACTATTTTTAGAATTAGATCCAGATGAAGAAGAGAAACAACTTGTTGAAAATAATATACAAGTAGCTTTATCAAGAGATCAAATACATTTAGAAGATGTTATTGATATAAGATTAGTAAAAAATACAAAATTAGCTAATCAATTATTAAAATATAGAAGAGCAAAGAAAGAAGCAACAGATCAACTCAAAGCAGAAAGAAATATTGCAGCACAGTCTGATGCTAATGCTCAAGCAGCGCAAGCAGCTGAAATGGCTAAAGCCCAAGCGGAAAATATTAAAGCAGAAGCAAAAGCTAACTTAGCACAGGTACAATCCGCTTTAGATATTAAGAAACTAGAAAACGAAGCAATAACTAAGAAAGAGTTAATGCAGTTTGAGTTTGATTTAAACATGAAACTAAAACAAATGGAGTTAGATTCAAAAAAAGATATTGAACTTCAAAAGCCACCATCTAATCCAGAACCTAAAAAAGGTTTTGAATCAAGTGGTAATGATGTTTTAGGTGGAATAGATTTAAGTAGATTTGAACCACGATAAAAATTATTAACTATTATATATTATTAAATTATGAGCGAATGGAAAATTAAAGGTGCTGTTGATGGTGAAGAAACTAAATCAGCACAAGAACAAGAACAAGCTGTACTTGATAAAGCTGTAGAAAAAGGTGATATTGCCCCAGAAGCTGCTGGACAAGAAACAGAAGACGTACCTAAAATTAATTTAGACGAACTAAATAAACCAAAAGATGCCGTTCAAGAGCGAAAAACAGAGGAGGTTTCTGTGGAAAATGAAACCGGAGATAGCGAAGAAGTGGTCGAAGAAGTACAAGAGCAAGCTAAAACCGAAGAAGCAGAAGAAAAAAACTCGCCGTTAGAGCTCGTTACTGAAGAAGAAGTTGAAGAAGTGAAATCAGAAAAACCTAAAGTTGATGAAAATGCAGCTAAGGTTAATGAGCAACCTCAACAACCAAAAGTTGAATTACCAGAAAACGTTGATAAGCTTTTAACGTTTATGGAAGAAACCGGTGGTACTTTAGAAGACTACGTTAATTTAAACCGTGATATTTCGGCTTATGATGATGGTCAAGTATTACGTGAATATTATAAACAAGCAAAACCTTGGGATAGTCAAGATATAAACGAATACATGGAGGACCAGTTTTCGTTTGATGAAGATGATGACCCACGAGAAATACGCTCAAAGAAAAGAGCATTTAAAGAAGAATTATTTAATGCAAGAAAGTTCTTAGAAGGAAACAAAGAGAAATATTATGCTGATCTCAAGTTGAGAAAGCAACAAGATATTCCTCAGGAGTACCAAGAGGCTTTTACGTATTATAATGAATATCAACAGAGCGTTGAATTGAATAAACAACAAACTGAAACTTTTTTACAAAAAACAGATAATGTGTTTGGTGAAACTTTTAAAGGTTTTGATTTCCAAGTTGGAGACAATAAATACCGTTATAAAGTTAATAATGTTGCAGATACAAAAACGCAACAGTCAGACATTAACAATTTTGTTTCAAAGTTTATAGGTGAAGATGGACAACTTAGTGATGCTAAGGGATACCATAAAGCTTTATTTACAGCAAGAAATGCTGATAAATTAGCAGAACATTTTTATGAGCAAGGCCGTGCCGATGCTCTTCGCACATCCGCTAAGGAGGCTAAAAATATTAATATGGATCCTAGAAAAGAAGGCATTATTAAAACCAATACCGGACAAAAGTTTAAAGTTGTTACAGGAGATTCAAGTTCTAAGTTGAGAATGAAACTAAAACAATAACTTAAAAATTTATTACAATGGCTTTAACAACTGGCATTGAAAACTTACAACCCTCACAAACTAAAGGGTCTTTATTTCAAAACAATTACATTACAGACTTTGATTTTACAAAGCAATTTTTACCTGATGTATACGAAAAAGAAGCTGAGATTTATGGAAATCGTTCTATCTCTTCTTTCTTACGTATGGTATCAGCTGAAATGCCTTCTACATCTGACGAAATTCGTTGGGTAGAGCAAGGGCGTTTACATACTCGTTACGAAGATGTTGCTATTTCTAGTAACGTATTCACTGTTACTCTACCAGCTGGCGTAGACACAGCTTCTGCTCCTGCTATTCGTGTAGGGCAAACAATCATGGTACAAGGTGTTACAGCAGCTAACGCTCCTGTTGGACCAGTACTTAAAGGTGTTGTTACCGTGGCGGGCGCTAATACGTCTGCATCTACAGGAACTTTCACAGCTGTATGTTATACTGCTGCTGACTGGACTGGATTAACTCTAGGTAACGGAGCTACTGCTGTAGTTTACGGTTCTGAGTTTGCTAAAGGTTCTGCTGGAATGACTGGATCTATTGATGCTGACTACAGCTCTTACACTAACAAACCAATTATCTTAAAAGATAACTACCAAAT